CTGATAGACCTGTTAGACAAGAAGTTTTGGTTGGAAAAAGAAATACAAATACATGAATTTATTATTAGTGCTGTTCGTAATGAAATAACTCCACAAGCATTTATTTCCGGATTAATAAAAGCAGAATTAAAAAAGGATGAATGAATATCAATCATATCAATCTTATCTAGCTCTTAAATTACATTTTGATTCTAGTAATTACGATTACTTTAAATATAATGGTAAGGTAAGTGCTTCATTAAAGAGTTTTGAAAAGAGAAAAGATAAGTATCATTTTGTAAGATTAGCCAAAAAATATGATCATAAAACAATGATTGACTATTATGTAGCTAACTTTATTACAGGCAATAAGTGGATTGGAGATATGAGTGAAGGTGTATATAAAACTTGGTTAGCTAAAGTTCAAAGTATAGAATATATTTTTGGAAATGATGTTGAAAAACTATTGACAATGGAGCCAAATTTTGATATAATATTTAATAGTGATCAAGGAAACCATCCTAAAATAGTAAAGGCGTATTTAGGTAAGAAGATTACATTAGAAACTTTAGTAATTTTTGAAACATTATTATATTTCCGAAAGTCATTTGATAAAGTGATAAATGAACAATATATTTGGCCAAAGATTAGTCGATGTATTGAAAAGTACGAACCATTTTTAGAAGTTAATAAATGGAAATTGAAATCAATAGCTGTAAATAAAGTGCAGGAATTTCAAGATGGCAGATAGAGAAGATTATGTAGATGAAGCAAAACGACGGATAGCCCACCTTTCATATAAATTGGAAGAGGCTCAAGCTAGAATTCGCAAATTAGAATACAATAATGCAGAATTACAGCGTTGGACTAATGATGTTTGTGTTCCTAAACTTCAAGAATTGAGTGATGAATTAACTAGTCGGTACAATTCTAAAAAGTATCGTGGCCAAAGTTGGAACGAATATAGGAAATGAAAAAACATTCAAAAAATCTAGGTAAATCAGGTAAGATATATCGTAAAGGTAAAGAACTTATTTTATATGATGTTGATAATGGTGATAAGATTTCTGTTACAGTAATTCAGCATGATAGTATGCAAGGCTTTCTTGCAGAGAATAACGAAACTGGTGATTGGGTTTGGTATAGAGAGCCGCAGAATAAAGAGCACGGTTGGGAAGGTCCTTATTATAAAGTGGAGAATAAATGAATGGCTAAATATCTTGTCAAGAATATAGAATTAGTTAAAAAGGTGTATATAGTAGAAGCATATAATGTGCCTTCTGCTGAATTGACAGTTAAATCACAAGCACCACATTCTGTAGATGTATTGAAAGAAGTTGGTTACGAAATTACTCCTATAAATGAATATGAGTATAATAAGTATTACACAGAAAATACTCATCAACATGATTGGGTAGAAGGAGCATCAGGCAGAGAAGATCATTCAAATGCCAGTTGGCATACCCGCACCGGCGGGGGTGGCTTCGGTCCAATCTTCGGAGATCCAGACTTGGGGCCAGATCAGTTAAAAGATTAGCCCCTTTAGCTCAGATTGGTAGAGCAGCTCACTTGTAATGAGCAGGTCATCTGTTCGATTCAGATAAGGGGCTCCATATAATTATGACAAATTTAGGTTGGTTAAATTTTCAAGTAAATTTAGATCATCCTTCTTTTTGTGAAGGAGACCATATACATAATTTTGCAGTAATGTTAGATATACTGAAGGAAGTTTTAATTCAAAATGAAGAGGTCGTTTCAAAAGATATAGTTGACCAAGCTCATGTCCACCATCATATAAGAAAAGATACTAAAGAACCTTTAAATTCTTACAATGGTGATATCTATAAGGAAGATAAATTATTGTGTAGTTGGAATAGAGAATGAAGGTTAAAGTAATAGATAAAATGGGTTCAGACTTGTCAGTAGTTAATGCGGCAAGAGTATCTTTTGGTAAGGCACATACAAAACTTACTGAAGGAGATAAAAAATTGATCAAGTTTTTAGCGAAACATGGACATTGGACTCCCTTTGGTCATTGCACATTATCGTTTCATATAGAGGCTCCTATTTTTGTTGCTCGACAGTTAGTAAAACACCAAGTAGGGTTAGTATGGAACGAAGTATCAAGACGGTATGTTGATTATGTGCCCGAGTATTGGTTACCAGAACATTGGCGAGCAAGAGCTGAAGATAAAAAACAAGGCTCTACTGATGATGTACACGTTGATTGGTTAAATAGATTTGAACGAACTGGAAGTAAGGCAAGGACAGTTACAGAATTAGCGATAAAGGCATACAAAGAATTGTTAGAAGCAGGTGTATGCCCGGAACAAGCCCGTATGATACTACCACAGAATGTATATACAGAATGGTATTGGAGTGGTTCTTTATATGCATTTTCAAGAGTGTGTAATCTTAGGTGTCAAGACGATGCACAGAAAGAAACAAGAGATTTATGTTGGGATATAGATGAGATGGCAAGATATATTTATCCAACATCTTGGCCAGCATTAAGAGATGATACATAGAATTTTTTGTGTAGGAAATGGAGAAAGTAGAAAAGAGTTAAATCTAAAAAAATTGCAAAATAAGGGGGTTGTGTACGGCTGTAATGCGGTCTACAGAGACTTTAGTCCAGATGCACTCATCGCTGTTGATCGAGGCATGATACATGAAATATATCGTTCAGGATACTGTGCCCATAATGTTTGTTATTTTAGTGATTGGACTAGAGTGCCTGGTGGTGAGGGCTTTCATATGTTACTTACAAAAGGTATGGAAAATATATCAGAAAATAAAAGAGGTAAAGCTAGTCATTTTGTTATGCATGGAGCAGAACTAGATGGTTTAGTAAGAGAAGGAGAAGGAAAACAGAAATGTTGGATTTCATGGATTCATGGAGATGACAAAATACAATCTATAAAGTCAGAATATGATTCTATGGATGCTGGGCCAATTTCAGTTGCAGGGAAAAAGATAAATAATATGTACAAGGGAACAAAGAATTACTTCCCTGTCGATTTCCCACAGGTGTTCGCTGGAAATTGGATAAATAACCTATCGAAAATATTTTCTCAAAATTCAAAAACAACATTCTATAGAGTAAATTCTAGCAAAAATGTTGTGGAAGAATGGAAAGATAATACGAATGTAGGTTATATCACTTTAGACGAGTTGGAGAATTTACTTGACAATTAGTTTGGGATGATATATAATGATAAGAGTTTCTTAAATTAAGGAGGAAACAAAATGGCGACAGAAGTCGGAATAGTAAGCAAAATTAAGGGTTGGATAGGCGGCGTAGTAGAAGTTGTTTGGGGTCTATTAGCTCTTGGTATTGTGCTTCAGGTACTTTTTGGACCTGATGTTATATTCCTACCTGTAGATGTTATCGGTAACATTACAGACCTAGTGGTTTCACTGGGAGGAGCTGGGCTTGCTGGTCTAGTATCTGTTGGAATTATCTATTGGATTTTTACGGACAATAGTCCAAGAACTTAGTAGATGTGAAATATGGTGGGGGAGGAGATCCTCCCCCTATACCATTTAAGGAGAGAAATATAAAATGAAGAAGTATTTGATGATGTTGGCATTGATGTTACCTATGAGTGCTTATGCTTTTAGTGTTGGAGTGGTAAATGATGTTACTGCTACTGGCAATGGAGCTTCATTGTCTTTTGATCAAGATAACAATAAATTTACAGTTGGTGCATCAGGGTTATCTTTTTCAACGAGTGATAATGTACGATTAGGTATAGCATATGATACAGATTTTGTATTAGGTTTATCTGGTGGAACATCTGTAGAGTATACAACAGACGATGATTTTGTGTTAGGTGTAAAAACAGGATTCGAGTATTGGGGTGCAAACTTAGATACAGAAATTACATGGAATGTTAATGATACAGAATTTGATGCAAAAGTTGGAACAGGTTATACGCTGTTTGGTCTAGATGGTAAAGTTACTTCAAAATGGGATGTTGATAAATTCTCATATGAAGGGTTGGATTTAAATGCAGGATATACGTGGACTGTAACAGATAATTTTTCTGTTCGACCTAATGTAACATTACCTTTAGATGATGATTGGGCCCGGGGAGATGTCACAGCAGGAGTATCTATTGTAGTATCTTTTAATGCTCCGGCAGGTGGATAACCCTTGACAAAAACTATTAGGTATGTTATACTTAATAGATATTATGAGTTGTTGGTGAAATACGAGTAATATGTTTAATACAAATAATACGACAAATACGTTTAATATATAGGAGATATATGATATGAGTTTTGCTACTCTAAAGAAAAGCTCTGGTAAGTTTGACCAGTTACAGACTGAGCTTGAAAAAATAAACAAACCTGTAACATCTTCATTTAGCGATGATAGATTTTGGAAACCTGAACTTGATAAGACTGGAAATGGTTACGCCATTCTCAGATTTTTACCTCAACCAGAAAATGAATCACTACCGTGGGTCCGTATGTGGAACCATGCGTTTAGTGGACCGGGTGGTTGGTATATCGAGAACAGTTTAACGACAATTGGAAAGAATGACCCTGTATCAGAATACAATACTGAATTATGGAATAGTGGTCATGAATCTGATAAGGACACTGCTCGTAAGCAGAAACGGATTCTTAAATACTATGCTAACATTTATATTGTTAGTGACCCTAAACATCCAGAAAATGAAGGGCAGGTACGTTTGTTTAAATTTGGTAAGAAAATCTTTGATAAGATTACTGAGGCCATGAACCCAGCGTTCGATGATGAAATAGCACTTAATCCATTTGATCTTTGGAAGGGTGCAGATTTCAAGTTGAAGATTCGTAAGGTCGATGGTTTTTGGAATTACGATAAATCAGAATTTGCAGCAGTAAAGCCGTTGTTAGAAGATGATGATGAACTTGAAAAGGTTTGGAAGAAAGAATATAGCCTTGAGGCTTTTTCTGCTCCTGATCAGTTTAAGGACTATAATGAATTGAAGGATAAACTTCATAAAGTCCTTACTGGTAGTGGAGTATCTTCTCAACGAACTGCAACAGTTACCCCAATAAAGGAAACAGTTACAGAAGTTGCTGAAGAAACTTCAGAAGGAGATGAAACACTTTCCTACTTTGCAAAGTTAGCCGAGGAAGATTAAAAACATAGGGTATAATTGGGGACGATTATTAACGAAAACGCTGAACCTATCTGGTGGCGATTATGTTTTGGAAGGGGACCTTTACAAAGGGTCCCCTTTTTTTTATATAAATAGCTATATGAAAAGGAATTATCTTGTTGTTTTATTTCTATCTTTGATGTTCTCTATGAGTCTGTGGGCCCAACAGCCAGTAGCCTTATATGAAGATGTATCAGATGATACGGTAGGTTTTGGATCTAATTCTCTTATAGTTTCAGATAACTATTATAGAACACTGGAACAAGTAAGAGATGCCACAGTATTAGTTTCTATGGCAAGTGGTTTTGGTTCTGGTATAATGATTACTCCAGAAGGACTAGTACTTACAAATTATCATATTATACATGGCACTGATATTGACAAGGTAAAGGTTTGGTTTTATTCACCAGATGAATTGGGTTATTATACAGTAGACCTTGTAGGAATAGATCCTTTTGCAGATATAGCTTTATTACAGATTAATAATATGCCTGTAGAACAACTACCTCTTATGTATCTAGAGTTAGAAGGTGATGAAGAAGATTTCGTGTTAGCTCAAGATGTATGGGCAATAGGACATCCTTTAGGTATGCAATGGACAGTAACCAAAGGAATTCTTAATTATACAGAACGACCGAGTTTTATTACAGCATACGTTAGACTCTTACAACACACTGCCCTTATACAGAAAGGAAATTCTGGCGGGCCATTAGTAGATGATGAGGGTAGAGTAATTGGACTTAATACATATGTATCTCGTCCAGCTGATTCTTTGGGATTTGGTTATGCTACACGATCAGATGATGTACTTTATGTTATAGAACAATTGGTAGAAACAGGTGGGGTACAACGACCTGCAATGGGTATACAGACTGCAAACCTCAATGAGTTTTCAGTTAAGGCAATAACAGAACGATATGGAGAAGATGCTAAAATTCCATCAGGACTATATGGTGTAGTAATTTATAATCTAGAGGTTGAGGACCCAGCTACAGGTGAGATTGTACATAAATGGGCTGTAGAACAGGGCTTGAAAGAACTTGATGTGCTTGTTACTTTTAACGGCCATATTATAAATCATAATAGTGATTTACATGAAGCTATAAGAGAACGTATGCCGGGCGACATAGTCCACCTGATGCTGATTCGTAAAGGACGATTTATGTATTTGGATTATGTATTGACTTCATTAGATTTTGATGAATATCTAGAATTTTATGATAATCGTAGAAAAGATATAGAAGAAAAAGAAGGTAAGGAAGAAAAAGAATCTTCACCTGAAGAGGAAGAAAAAGACGAACCTGTAGCTACACCCTCGCCAGAAAAAGATCCTATTGAAGAGGATGTTACTGTAGATTAATCTGCTTCAGTGTTTCTTTCAGAAGTGCCTCTGAAATATCCAGCACGTTGACCTTTACCAGTATCAGCCTGACCACTAAATTTTGCATTATAAGGTAATGTGTCCCTAGCAGCTGACATTGGAGCTAAATCTAAAATACATTCATATGTAGGATTTTCTCCAGCTAATTCTATATGATGTACTAATTTAATTATATAAAAAGCATCATTAGAAAATCTAGGATCTGTTTTAGGCTCTTGTTGTCCTGTAACTCCTATAAGTGGAACATCTAATGTAAGAGAATCTCCCACTTGTAATCCAGAAAATCCATGAGTAACAACTTGTAATTGAAAATATCTATCATGCTTTTGTTGCATTTGTCTATGATTAAATTGTAATTTGTTTGGACCTGCATCATTAGATTTTATTGAACCATCAGAAGTTACAAAATCATGGGCGTGTTTAGTTCCAGTACTATAAAAGTTTATTCTACTGTCTGGAAATTCTGTGTATGTTTCAGATTTTTCAAAAGGCTCTTGAGGAGCAAATTTTTCTCCAGAAGGAACATAAACACTTCCTTCTCGTATATATGGCTGACCAATAATACCTATTCTTGTACTTGTAAGTTGTTCTACAAAAGGATTTTTTACATTACTAAGATATGTTGCAGCCCTAATATTAAAAGTTTTATTGAAAGTATCGTGTTCAATAGATTTAGATGCAAACATACCATCTTTTATTGCAGCATATGTATCACCTAAGCGAGTGTATTTGTAAGATTTGACCATTGACATTTCTTGTACATAATTACCAGGAGTTTTTACAGTTTCTATGGCTAATCTTAATTGCCAATCTGTATTCATACTGTCAGTCCCACTCCCAAAGTCACCACCACCACCACCTGAAACGGTAGCTAGACTTCCGATATATTTGGTTTTATATCTAAATCCTTTAGTAGTTTCATAAAAATTATAATTAGGCATTAATCTGTATTTTGCACTTCTGCTATCTTGTAATATCATATTAATAGCATCGAATGGATGCATATTAGGTATCACTATTTTATGAATTCCATCTGTAGGTTCTAACCAAATATCTTTTTTAGTTTTTAAATGATCTACCATTATACTTTTAATCATATTATCATAGGTATCTTCATATGTTTGAGATATTCTAATACGATCATTATTTAAGATTTCAGGAGAACAAAAATGAATTCTATATTGTTGAGCTGCAATACTTCCAGAGTCTCCTGAAGCTAAAGACCTTAGATTTTCAACTTTATGGATTGTTAAAGGATGAGTTACAAAATCTACAGGTAGATGAGATCCTTGAGTTCTAAATTTTAGTTTTAATAATTCTTGGCCTACGATAGTATGCTCTTTAAAAAATCCACTAACTAAATTATCCATATCAATCATTTCAATCCAACCAGTTACTCCAAATTTATCTATATCTTCAAAAATATAAATTTTTTGTGTGTAAGTATCAATGCGGTGAGATATGCCACCATAATCTATTTCAGCAAAATCTAATCTATATTTGCCTGGGATATTGCCATCGAACATCCCACAATTATCGTTTAAATCTTTGAGTACGATTTGCGATTTAGCCATGATTTAAAGTGCTGATAATTGTTCATTAAATTCGCCGATAATTTGTCCTAAAAAGGTAGGTAAAAGAAGTTTAATTTGTTTCTTTTCGTCATTACGGTCAGCTTCATATTGATAATTGGATATAGCTGATGCGCCTACTACATCAGAAGATACTCTAACTTTTATCATTTCAGAACCAGATGATTGAGGAATTTCATAATGGTGTACAGCCTCAGGCTCAGTATATTTGTCCTTAATATATTTTTCAAAATGAGTAACAGTTAAAGGCCACCCATAAAAAGGATCTGTTATTTCATTAAGCATAAGAATAATCCAATGTAAATTTGGATTTCCATATTCTCTGTAAGCTATAGATTCAGGAGTTTCTCCATCTTTGATATCATATTTTTCAAAAATAGTATGATCAGTTTTAACAGAGTCTTTAAATTTTACTCTAATTAAAATATCTTCAATACTTTTATAGATACCTGTTTGATGGGGATCATAAGCTCTTATTGGGAAGTTTTCAAAGTAAGCCATAATAGTTTTTAAGTATGAGCTTGTGCTGCTCGTAATCTACGAGCTGCATCTTCTTTAAATCTTACTGTAGGTTCAAGTCTAGAAGGTACATAATTATCAGGAGCTTTTGCATCTTTATTGCTTAAGAGTTCCATTTCTGCAAATGTTAGACTTATATCTACTGTTACGGGTTTACCGGTTGTTTTAAAAACATTATATTTTTCACCACCATATTTAACATCAATATTTTTTAAGGCAGAAACTTTAATTTCTGGTAACCCGACATCTCCAGGAGCAAATTTAATTTTAAAAACATGAGGTACTTTATATAGTCTTGCTAATGGAGTTGTATTTTGGAGAAGAGGAGAAGAATAGAATCGGAAAAAATTAACAAGAGCATCTATCACATCAGATTCTTCTTTCCTTACAGGTTTTAAAGAAAAACTAAATGAATGTTCTCTATATGTAGGACCGGAATAAGACATAAAAGCTTGTTGCATCATTCTTCCAGTTACACCTGCAGCTCCAAATTTTCCAGCAGCATATTCTTGTAACATTCCACCAACATTAGCTGGATTTAATAATCCAGAAACAGCTGATCCAAGTCCACCCATTATATCACCTGCACTTGCACCAGGTGAAAATGAACTAACTAATGAAGATATTCCAGTTTTTAAAGCATTTGCTGTTTCTTCACCCCAGTTTTGTCCATATTGAGTTGATACTCCTTCTGGAGGAATAGGTAGCCAAGCCCAATTTCCAGAAAATTCTAGTTTAAGTCCAGCTGCACTAGACCCTGTACCAATCTTTACAGCCTCAAATCCCATCATAGGAATATCTATTGAGTCTGCTTTACCATAATTCATGGGAAATATAATGTTAGTCATATAAGTATTTATATGGAGAGAAGGAAGAAGGTTAAGTATTATAAAGGCAAATTTTATCCAGATCAGCCTACAAAATATAAAGGAAACCCACGGAATATTATCTATCGTTCTATGTGGGAAAGGCGTTTTATGGTCTATTGTGATCGCAATGAAAACATTTTAGAATGGGGTAGTGAAGAAATTGCTGTACCTTATAAATCTCCAGTTGATGGTAAAGTACATAGATATTTTCCAGACTTTTATATAAAAGTAAAACAGCATGATCATACTACTAAAAAATACTTAATAGAGATTAAACCTGAAAGACAAACAAAGCCACCTAAAGCTAACCCTAAAAAGAAAACTAGATCATGGTATCATGATGTTAAAGAATGGGGTAGAAATAAAGCTAAATGGGAGTCTGCAACCAAGTATTGTCAGAATAGAGATATGGAGTTTAAAGTACTAACAGAACATGATTTAGGACTGAATAATCCATATAAATAGTAGTATAATGGCAAAAACGATAGATGAATATTTAAAAGAGATTACTACTTTAGCCGCCGGTAGAGATTTATCTACTCGTTGGTTTCAAAGTAAGGTTAGAGATATTGTACCTAAGCGAATTTCGGAATCTGAAACTGTTAGGAATATTAGGACAAGTGTAAATAAAACAGTTAGACCAACTTATGGTGTAATGAATTTGTATTATTATGCTCCTAAACATGAGGAGACTTTACCCTATTATGATGTATTTCCTTTAGTAATACCCATTAAAAAACTTAATGATGGGTTTATAGGAATTAATTTTCATTATCTGTCGATACCATTAAGAATAAAATTATTTGCTAAAATAGAACCTTTGGCAGTGGAGAATAGACGATTAGGATGGACTAGAGTATCTAGATTTCGAGGGGTTAAACCTTGTGTAAAACGATATTTAGCTAGTCATGTACAGTCTAGGTTTTTAAGAATAATGGATGAGGAAATGCAGGTGGCAATGTTAATGCCAGTACAAAGATTTAAAAAACAAGGAAGCCTTTTTAGAGAAACTAAAGTTTGGGCTGAGTCTAGGAGAAATCTATAATGTCTCATTTTCATACGCTATCAGCATTTACTTCACATATGAGTAAAGGAAAATTTGCTAGACAATATAATTATGATGTGTGGTTTACAACACCCCAGGGCATGCCTAATCCAACGAGAGAAATGTTGATGAGGTGTGAACAGTTTGCTTTACCAGGGCAAAATATAGAAACATCACCAGATAATTTACATATAGGGCCAATAAGAGAGCATGCTTTCGGAGTGAACTATGGTCCAGTTAGTGCTGTTTTTCTATGTGATGATGAGTTATCTGAACGAAGATTGTTTGAAAATTGGCAAAGGTTAATGTTTGATTCTGAAAGTTATAGAATGGGGTATTATAATGATTATGTAACAGATATGACAGTTAATCAATATAATGATAAGGAGGAATTAACATATTCTTTAAAATTATTTGAAGTCTTTCCAAAGACTATTACAGAACTTGAATTAACAACAACTGCCGGTGAATTGCATCGACTTACAGTGGAATTAGTATATCACCACTGGAAACCGCTACAAGTAGCGAAGAAATCGCCACTTATATCCGGTGTAGCGGGACAACAAGATTTATATGCAAATAAAATGAATGCGATTTCATCTTAAATATATATCTTACATTTATTACTATGGAGAATAATAATGACTTTACCAACAATTAATGTACCAACCTATGAGTTGGAAATTCCTTCTAATAAGGAAAAAATAACTTACAGACCGTTTTTAGTTAAAGAGGAAAAAATACTCCTTTTAGCTATGGAACAAGATGATGAAAAGGAAATGATAGCTGCTGTTAAACAGATCATTAAGAACTGTACTTATGATAAAATGACAAATGTAGAAAGTCTAGCATTGTTTGATTTAGAATATATTTTTCTAAGAATACGAGCAAAATCAGTAGGAGCTAAGAATACGATCAAAATCAGTAGGAGAGATAGCTAAATTACAGTTACTTTGTGAAGATGATGGAGTAACTTATGCAGAGGTAGAAGTAAATTTAGAAGAAGTAGGGGTAGTTTTTCCAGACGGTCATACAAACAATATAGAAATATCTGAAGATGTTAGTTTGATAATGGAATATCCTCAATTTAATATTTTAGGTTTAAAAGAAGGAGACTCTGAAACTGAATATGCTTTTAACTTAATTAGACGATCTATTTCACAAATTATAGATGGAGAAACTATACACGAACGAGTAGATTTTACTGAAAAAGAATTAGATGCATTTCTTGAAAGTTTAACTTCTGAACATTTTAGAAAGGTGCAGAATTTTTTTGAAACTATGCCTAAATTGTCACTTGAGGTAAAATTTAAGAATCCTAAAACAAAGAAACAGAATAAAGTAGCATTGGAGGGCCTTAACAGTTTTTTCGTATAGCTCTTTCTCATAACAGCCTTGAAAATTATATGAAAACTAATTTTGCATTGATGCAACATCACAAATATAGTTTATCGGACATAGAAAATATGATCCCATGGGAAAGAGAAGTTTACCTTACATTATTGTCAAATTGGATAGAAGAAGAACAGGCTAGGCAAACACAAAAGTAATATGGCTGAAGAAAATAATAAAGAAACACAAGTAGTACTCGTAACAGAGAAAACATACGAGGTCGATAAGAAGGACTTTTTACTTATTCAAGATGTAAAGAAGTCTTGGTACAATACGACTGCTGGGTTTATGGATACATTGAGGTTGATCCCTCGATTGTTAATGATTTGCTATGGTTATATTTTCTGGATGTCAACACAATGGTTCATGGGGCTACCAGATCCTACTAATGCACAGGCCGCATTTATATCTACTATAGTAGGTGCGGGTGCTGCATGGTTTGGTCTGTATGTAGGCAGTGGACATAAGAAGGGTAAGTAAATGGCTGAAGTAACTGCTGAACAATTTAATATATTAATAAATGTAAATACTTTGATGAGCTCGACCTTAGCGGGTATCAAAGAGTCTTTAAGTGGTTTACAATCTACAAATACTACTATAGTTGATACTGTAAAGGATCAAGTAGATGCGGTTAAAGGTTCAAAGGCAGCTGATAAAGAAGGAGATAATGAAGAACGACGTTTTAGATCATCCTTGTTAAGTGGGTTTAAAGGTTTAGGTGAAAAATTTAAAGGTGGTATGACTAAAGTAAAAGAAGGAGCAAAGAAGGCAGGACAAGGTCTTAAAAGTATGCTTATAAAAGGTGGCTTGATGATAGGTCTTGCTGCTCTTGTAGCTTTTGTAAATAGTCCTATGTTTGACAAACTCAAAAAATGGGTAATAGACGTATTAATACCAGGATTTAAAAAAGTAGTTGCTATTATAATGCCTATAGCAAAATCAATAGGAGCCTGGGTTAAAGATACAGGACTACCCATATTCATGAATATGTTGATTGCTAACTTTCAAGCTCTAACAACCTTCTTTAAGGATATTTTCGCTAGATTCTCTGGTTGGTCAGATATGTCAATGAGAGAAAGAATTGGTGCTGTACTAGGAATATTTACTAACATAACTGAGTTGTTAGGTAAGTTGGTTGGTAATATGATAGAGGCTGTATTGAATCTATTTGGTGCAGATGGTACTGCATTAAGAAAAAAATATTGGGATCCTATAGCCAAATTCTTTACTGACATTGTAGATTCTATAATGCTAATCTTTACTGATCCAATTGCAGGAATCAAAAAACTATTCGCAACTCTATGGGATGCTACTAAAGGTATAGGTGGATTCATTTATGATATTCTAATTAAACCCGCTTGGGAATGGATAAAAGGTTTATTTGGATTTGGTGAGGATGAGAAGTCTACAGATGCTGATACTACAAAAGGAGTTGGTGGATTTATTAAAGAGTTGGTTGTAGGTATTTGGGAATGG